CAAGGAGTCAGTTAGACTGGCTGGAGACTGATCATCTCTAGCCGGGTTGCAGGCAACCCCTTTGGGGGTGTAAGCAGTCTTGAAACATCGATTACAACTAATAAGTATATAATCAATGCGTCCAAGTCGCAATCTTGGAAGTCAATCTTCCATCAGAACTATCGTTCCGTGTTCGATCAAATCCAAAATGCAACAAGAGTTTGTGTTAATGTGTTGGAACACTTTCATAAGTCCCAAAAGACTTATGGAATTGTTACAACCATTAAATACCACAAGGAGGTAGAGCGACATCTTCGAATGAAGATGTTGGCTCAAAATTCAATCTTTAAACATATTTGGTGGACCTCCATGAAAGGAGATCTACCTAAATGGTTAGGGATTGAACGCCCTCTTGGTGTAGATGGTTCATACGATAGAGCTATTTTAACTGCTCTAGGGTACTATAGATTATATTATCTTCCACCCGATGAGTCGGTTATCAGCCGAATCACTGATGGACCATCACATCCTCTTGACCCACATCTGTTAGATGAAATTGAGGCTTTTGCTTCAAATTTCTTCAAAGAAAGGGGTATAACCCCATTCCAAATAACAGACGCACCACCTTTATTTGCAACTACTAAAGCAGGGGCTCATGGAGCCTCCGCGATGGGAGTTACAAGTATAGCTGATAGTAGATCAGTTCGTGATCTCTCAATCGAATCGATTATAAAAGATATAATCGGTAAGATATATTCCGAAGAATCAGTAAAATTATTCTTCGAAATGTTTGAGAAATCCATCGACCAATTCAAGTTTTCTTTTAGCTATCGCCCGTATACTGCCCGTATTCACCTTTTGAGTGAAGGGGGCGGTAAGACGAGGGCCATCTGCATTCCAGATATCTGGACACAGATGACTCTTAAGCCTATTCATGAATACCTTATGAATACGCTGAAGCGAATGCCCAATGATGGGACCTTTTCACATTCCGCGTTAGCGAAACGTGTCAAGGCCTTTACAAAACATCACAGTCTATTTTGTTTCGACCTTACGGCCGCAACGGATAGAATGCCGTTAGAGCTTCAAAAGAGGGTTCTTAATCCTCTATTGAAGGATCTAACAGTTGGTTGGTCTAGACTTATATCGGAGAGAGATTTCCGATACAAGGACAAAATGATTCGTTATGGTACTGGACAGCCCATGGGGATGTTATCCTCATGGCCTGCCATGACCCTAACACATCATGTTATCATCAATTATGCAAAGAAGAATAAATCCTTCTATGCAGTAATTGGTGATGACATGGTGCTACATCAGCAAGGAGCCGCTTCAGAGTATAGGAGACTATTGGGTGAATTCGGTATGGAATATAGTGACGAAAAGTCACTATTTCC